ATAGATAATTTGATCAAGAGATTTGTAGTTTAAAACTTCAACTCCATTTAAAAGAATACCGTTCCGAGTTCCAGGTTCAGTCTCAACATAATCTAAATCATTATTTTGTTCAGGTATTTCTCTAAAAAGTTTTTGATTATCCAAACTCTTATCTTTCTGAGACAATAGTTGTATTGTATTGTCAGTAACTGATATTGGTTCTGTCGTTACATATACATCATTAAAAAGTTGCGATCTACTTTTAGCTAATTTTATTGAAGTTGTATCAGAAATTCTCTTTACAAAATATATTCCTTCCTCAGCAATACCCGTCTGGGTTGTAGTAATAGTGACTAGATTACCATCAATATCAGTAGAAGTAGTTTTTACTTGTTGAGGAGTATAGTAAACTGCATCTCCAGTAAAAAATCCGTGATCTCCTGATGCTATGATTTTAAAAGTATCTGTTGAGTCCGATCCCGTTGGTGGAAATGTTCCACTGAAAGTAACTTTTCTTTCCTTAACTCTTAATTCACTTCCAGTGCTTGGGAGTGATGATGAAGCAATTAAAGTATTTTTGCCTTTTTTATATACATTCTGTACATTTGTAGAGAACTGAGAAACGTCAAAGTTTGTAGAGTTTCCTTTTAGAATGTTTCTTCTAACTATGATGGACGAAAGTAAAACATTATCTAAACTTCCTTGATCTCCAATCGTAACTTGCTTTTGTCCATTTACAGAATATACTTTTCCGACACTGTTAAAGTTATTTCCAATAATAGTTAGCTTGTCGCCAACTTTAAAAATGTGTGGATTATTGAAGGTAAGTTTATATCTATAATTGACAGAATTTATTTTTTCTAACTTAGATACCTTATAGGTAGTTGCAGAGTTTAAAATCCACGAATTAGCCGCAGCATCGTTTGCTGCCAATCCCAATGTTTGGACCTGGACCGTATCGCCCTTTTCGTAGTACCTATTACCCAACTGCTGCGACATATCTGCCTGAGACTTTTACTTATTTAGTAACCATACCCGGCACTTCCACCAGATATATTAGTCGTATTTGACGCATTTCCGCCAGATATATTAGTCGTATTTGACTGAATTTTTGCGGATAATTTATTGTAACCAATATCACTTGGACTACTCAAACTTTCTTGTTTAGTATCATAGATGTACGCATGTGGTGTTGAAATATGCTTAGCACCAACCATTTTCCTATTCATATGAATGTGATATGGGCCATAATATGGACGACCATCAACCCATCCGACAAAGTTATCAACATTCAAATTACTTAAAACATTTACGATTCTTACGGAAACAACAGTACCGTCATTTAAACTTGCTGTAGCATAAGTATTGATTCCAACTACTGATCCATCATCTAAAGTTGACTCGATTCCACTTATTCCATAAAACTGAGTTAAAGATTTTGATGTGTATGATACTATTCCTGCACTTCTATCAGTATAAGTTACACTTAACTCTCCAGAAGTTGGAAATCCTACAGTAGAATCTACATCAAAAGTGATAGATGATGTAGTATATTCGCCAATCAGTTTTGTTTTTGGGTGAGAAACGAACTTACCATATTCCGCACCATCATAAAGTCCATCCCTACTATAGTTTGCATCAAAACTTACTCTATAGTAATCTGTTGATGCTCCACCAACAATAACCCTCTCAACATCGGTAACAGGAGCATATGACTTGTAGATCAAATCCTTATATGTGTTTTGATATAAAGTATACCCTTTAATGTCCATGACATTTCCAGCAATTGGTTCAACTATCATATCTTTGGTAATCTTATACAAAGATTGTGATGGTGAAATCAGATTTTCTGATGGTTTGAGTATTTCAACATCTTCGCCATATAAAGCCTTGAATAAAATTTTAAAGGATTGTTCTGTTCCCTTTGATGTATAGAAATCTTTAGCCTGTTTTATGAAAAGATTCTTGTCAATTTTATCGGAAAGAGATCTATTTTCAAGACCAGGAAGAAACTGATATTTTACTTTATTGAGAAACTTTGACAAGAAATCAACACTTAAGTTCTCAACTGTTGTTTGTGCAGTATGACTGGACGCACTGGAAGCAGAAAAAATGAAATTATCATTTTGTCCGTTTTTTACAAATCCAGTAAACCCGCGAATACATCCAGTAAAACTAAAGCTATTTTTTCCAGTATATGTGATTATTTCATCATCAATTTTGATCAATCCATATTCTTCAGGAAACCCATTTGTGTTTGTGACGTAAATGATATCACTATAAGCATCAATATCAGATCTTAATGGAGTAGATTTAATAACCTTTGCATTATTGTTTAATTTAATGTACCTATCAATATTTTGTACTAGATCAATAGGTGCTCCTTGAAATTCTTGGGAAAGATAATATTGAGATAAAAACTCCCCGATCAAAGGGAACTCGTCCCTTACATATCCTGGGAGTTGATTTTTTACAATTTTATTGAAAGGAACTCTTGTTTGTGTCATTTTATGGTCTTACCAGTAAACCTCTGTTATAATCGTAACTTGAAGAAACAATATACGACGATGCTGATGGATCTAAACCAGAAGCAATAGAGTCTGTTACCATTTCAAAAGTACTATTATTTACATCCAACTGTAAATAAAGATCTTGCAATCCAACAATATCATTAGATTGTGGATTAGCAACAATCTGAATAACTGATTGTCCATCAATTATTTTTTGAGTTGATTGAATATTGATTGGATTGAGTGTAATGATTCCTTTTGTATAATCTATTCTACCAACATTTCTTCTTACAATCGTTGGGTCTGTTGCGTTTGGATTGCCCAAGGTAAACAAGAATAAAGATCCAGATGTTCTGTTGGTATCTGGAATATCTCCAAGATAAACATTTTGAGTGATACCAGCAACTCTAAAAGCACTAGTGCGAATATTATATCCACTCATTCTTGAAATATGGAATTGGTTACCGAACCCTATAGAGTACTCCGCAAGGGTATTGAGGGCAGCCCTAGCGTCTCTACGCATCGATACAGTAGTGATATTGGAAGTGACAGATTCATGACTGTCGTCAATGATTTTAAGGAACTTACTATACTTGAATCTTGCCCCATACTTATTCAGTTCGCTTGAATCCGCATAAGATTCTACATTACTTTGAATAATTGATGAAACATCCGCAGCAGATGAAGCTTGATTGGTATTGTAGTAAATCTTAGATGTTACTTCGACATACAAATATTTGAGATCTAAAATTTCTGGAACAATACCTGCAACTGCGTATTTTTTCAAATCTCGCTTAATATTTTCTTTGATGAGATTCGGTAAGAACTCACCTGTTCTTGGTTTGATACTAATGAATACCTTTCCATATTGTGGAGGAACTAACTCTTCACCACCAAATACAGAGATTGATTCTGTTTCTGGATAGATTTTTGCAGGAATCAAAGTTTCATAATCATTTGAGGTAAGTGCTCTATTTTGAGATGCATAGATTCTAGGTGCAAACTTTTTAATAGAATCTACTTTTTCAATTACATCTCCACCGTCAGATGAAATGTCAGTGGTGATTAAAGAAACTCCCTGAGTCACTGTGTATGTGATGGAGTTTCTTACATATGACATTCTGCCATTAAATCCAAATGCACTTATTCCATTTGATCCACCACCACTGGTGGTCAAATATGTTATTTCGATTACATTACCTTCACTTAGTGCCTTGCCAAAAATACCATCGCCAAAAATAATTTCATATCTTTCATCTTCTACTTCTTGTAAAAAGAATACTTTTGAATCGCCATCAATATCAAATAAACTGTCTTGTTTTGTATAAGTAACTTTTGCGGTTCCGCTATTCGTACCTACTCTAACGCGGATTAGATCAGTATCAACACCAACATTGTTGATTAAAAATCTTTGATTTGGGTTTCTTGAGCTATAAGTATAAGTTTCTGTAAGATATGTTCCCTCATATATGGGCACCAAATCAAATGAGGCCTGATTATCAATAACAGGAACAGTAATATCTTCTAATATCGAGAAAACATATGAATCGCCAGCAAAAGTTCCTGTTGATGTTGCTACAGGACCTCGGTTTAATGTGATCGTTGCCGGTGCAGGTGTAATATTGGTTGTATCTACAAAGAAACTAATATATGCAGTCGATGCTTTTCTTGATCTTGGAGTATATCCAATGTTTCGTGCTAATGATACTACATTCTCCCTCAGAGTAGCACTATCAATGAAACACTCATTCGACACCATATTAGCATTATATGATGTCAAATAAGTGTTGTAAGCCAGAACATCTAGAATAGTTGACAGGTTGGAACCTTCAAAGTCATAATCCGTAAAATTGGAGTTATTCCTAAGATATTCTATGAGCGTGGTTTTAATCTGGTCAAAATCCAGATTTGCGTAGTTTACTAGTGCCATTTATCGAGTTGATTCTAATACAAACTCTAACTGTTGGGGTGGTATATCAACACCAACGATTCTAAAAACAATCGTCACATTAAATGTGTTATTATCAAAGTCTGGTTCGACTTGAACATTATTTAATATGACTCTTGGTTCATAATTGCGAATGGAATTTTCAATCTCATCCTTAATCGCAATTGCAGAAATATTATCAATGTTTTCAAATAAAGCACGGCTAATTCCTGATCCAAAATCTGGATCAAAAAACTTCTCACCTGGGTAAGTCAAGACGATATTGCGGATAGATCTTGCAATAGCCGAGGCATTCTTCAGTGCAACAACATCATTTGTCAGAGGATTGCTCTTAAATGTTGCACTTATATCCTTAAAACCTTGACTTACCCTTTCTAAAGGCATTATTTATGATTGTATAATATGTTCTGTCTTATTTATAGGGTCAAAATTCATTAAGAGTGATGGGTTCAGTGCCATATTCCCAATCATCATAATCATCATCATTACGAATCTTCTCATGAATCTCATTTTGCTTGGCAAAATCGTGTTTTTTGGGTGTCATATCATCATTTGTGATTTCACGAAGCATCTTTTTCTTTGGTTGTGACCAATAATCAGTAATCAAATTCGTTGTCCCCCATGTTTCGCGCATATAATCAGTGTTTCTATCAGGATCTGGGTGGTTGGCCATCTGTTTTTTCCTCTTTTAGGGGTTGAACAGAACTTTTTACGGGGTTGCTATCCCGTTCTTTTGCAGTTTTCCAGAAATATTCATCTTCACGACCCATTCCAAGTCGATCAAAACCATTTTCAACTTGATAATAACGTGTTGATACCTTAAAATCGGGCATTTTAGGCTCA